AGTTGCTTTTACTGTAGATGGTGATGTTCATGTGTTCTTCTCCTTGAGTTTGGCTTCGATGACTTGGGCGACTTCTGTAAAAGACAGCATTGCCGCACCAAGCGGAACACAGGCTGCTTCAATCTCCTCATCCGTCAGCCCAACCCAAGGCCGCCTTGCTGCGGGTGGGGTGGTGTTCATTAGTTCGGCCAGATCAGCATAAATCCAGTCTGCGTAACCATTTGACCCAAAGTTGCGTTCAAAGTTTTGCTTTGATTGCAGCAACAAAGTCGCCACAGGCGACTGCACAGGTGCTGGCTGTGCGGGTGGGGTGGTTTGATATACAAACTTAAATCCTTTGTGCTGTTTTCTTTCGCCTCGCAAACAAGCATATATATGCGCTGAAGCAAATCCAGTTCTTACCGCTTCTTCTACAGATTTAAATTCCAATATCTTGGCGTTATCTAACTTGATGGCATAAATTGGAGTTACCCGATAACCAAGTTCATAGTAGTTGTGCTTGACGTTTTCAGAGCGTGTGACCCATTCAAGATTTTCAACTCTGTTATCTGTTTTGTTTCCATTTTTATGGTTTATTTCTCGCCCGTTTGATGGCCCAAGAAATGCCTCAGCAACAATACGATGAACATATTTGTTATGGCTTTTACCAAAATAAAACAAATTTACTCGATGATAGCCTGCGCCAACTTTAAAAGGCTTTAACCAAATATCACGATGATGGCTAAAGACATGACCATCATCAGTAACTGAGTACCAATTTTCAAACCCAACAACTTTTTTCATAAATTGTCCTTTTTATAGAGGGGTGTATCAGTTGACAGCACCTCGCCTACTTCCTTGCATATCTCGCCGTATTTATCCATCCACGCCACAGGCTCCTGCACAGGTGCTGCAAGGGCTTGCTTGATGGCGGTGTGTTGATCTCCTGATCTTGCTCGGATGGCGGCGGCGCATTCTTTGGGGCCGCTGTTGTCCCCCATATGCCAAGGCCAGTGCAGTTCATCACACACCTTTGCACACGCCTCACGCTCGGCTTGCACATAAGCGTTTTCGAGCATGGCACGGTCACGCTCATCGGCACGAACAAGTGCTTCAAAGCGTTCAAGCGCATCAATGAAAGCAGTCACACCTTCTCGCAACCCATTGCCGTATTTGGCAAGGTTCGCCTCACGGGCCATGTCTATCGTGTCTCTCATGTGTTCTTCTCCTGAATGTCCGAGGGGTCAATCACCATCATCTGCTGAAAATAGACAGCAAATGATGCCCGGGTGTCGTTGCCAAAAGGCATGGCGTTGACGCGCTTCATGGCTTCGCTCATGGCGCTGTTCCAGCCCGATAGAAAGACCCATTTGGCCGCATCCTCGGGCGATAGGTGCAAGTCACCATAAAGGCTTTCAAAATGTTCCAGTGCGTTCATGACACCCACTCCTGCCCGATGCTGCACCAGACAACGTGGTCAGCTTCTCGCCGGGGTCCAACTCGACAAGGGCATGTTGCTTGCCGTTCTTCAGTTGTTTGATGTATTTGATCTTCATGGTTGACTCCTTCAAACGGGATTTTTCGACATGACGGAATTGTCAATCGAATCGGTTGAGCCGGTGGAATCGGATTTTTCGACATGACCGATTTCTCCAGCCAATTTCTTCACCCGGCCACGCTTGCGCGGGGGTGTCGTGCTCACGGGCGGCAAAAAAGCGGAAAAGATAGCCGGGGCGATGGCCTCGAGTGTCTCGAGCACGTCAAGCAACCGCACGGCGGCGGCACTGGGTGCGCGGGTACCCGTGGTCCATTTGCGGGCGGTGTAAATAGGCACCCCAAGGGCGGCGGCGGTGCGGGCATCATCGAGGGTATGGCGGGCGGCAAAACCCGCAAGGCGGGCGGCAAAACTAGGGGGCATGGGGTGATCCTTTCACGGGGTCAAAAAATGCCCCCGGGGTTCAATCCGGGGGCGCTGGGGTTATAGGTCAAGAAATCGGGAAATAATGGGGATTAAAACCGCCCCCAGTGCGGCAATTAAAAGGGCGGTTATCAATCGATGCCCCCTAAAAATGCCCGTTCATGGCGGGCCACAAAAAGGTCAGTTTCCAATTGATCACGGGTATTTTTTAGGCTTTCAATCTCGGCCACGGCATCCCCGAGGGCTTTTTGTAGGTCAGCGATTCGGGCAAATAACCGGGCGGTGCCCGGGTACCCCTCGGCAAAGGCGAGGCGCTCGGCCTCGGGTGCGGTTAGGTTTTCAAGGTTGATCATGGTTAGGCTTTCATGGTTGCAATAGGGATCACCCGGCGGGCTTTGGCGTCAGCAACCCGGGCGCGGGTGCCGTGCGCACGGAAACCGATAATCACGGCACGGTCAGCACGGGCGCAAAGCCCGCACGTTTCACACGTTACATCATCGCGGGTTTGCGCGGGGCAAACGATGATCACGCGCCCCTCGGGGGTGTAGCTTTTCTCGGGTGTATCCGTGGGCACGATGGCGCAAACGGGGCCAAAGGGGGCGAGGGCGTCAGCATCCCCGGCATCGTCGGCGCTCAGATTGACGGTGAACCCCCAGCGCGTAGCATGCCCCGCCCATTCGATGGCCTCGGGGCTTTTTTTGTGGGTGTACGTGAACCCACGGCGGCCACGGTTCGCGGCAACGATGGCCCCCAGCGCGGCGGCGTCGACGGCCTCGCCCGCCCCGGGTAAATCCCCGGCCACGTTCATGCGCCATAACTGCCCCTCGGGTAACGCGGCGATTGACGCGCAAAGGGCATCGAGGGTGCCCCCGCGCTCGGGCACTTTGTCCCAAGCCATGCGGGTGTAAAAATCCTCGGCGTAACAATCGGCGCGGTAATGGGCGCACGATGGCGGGCACGATGCCCGCTCGGTGTAAGTTACGGGAATGGCCCCGGTTTTGCTGTTCGCACTGGTGCGGATAAAGTGATATTTCACGGGTGATCCTTTTACGGGTTACGGGTTAAGGGCGTCGATCAGGTCAAGGCGGGCACGCTCGAGCGAGGCGGCGGCGCGTTTGCTCGAGAATTCGCAAACCGGCCCGCGCAAACGGGCGGCGGCGCTTTTCATGGCCTCGAGAATTTCGGCGAGGGTTTCCGGGTCAATCACGGGCGCGGCGGGCGCGGGTTTCTCGGTGATTGTCACCAGCGTGAAGTGATCACGCATGAATTGAGCGTTAATCGGGTTCATGCTTTCACCCCGTCAAGGGCGGCGGCGATTTTGTCGGCGTCAATTGTGCGCAACCATCCCCGGCCATACCATCGATTATTTTGGCGGGTGACTTCGCACCAGTTTTCACCCCAGCACAATCGAATCTCAGTATGGCCCCTAGCGGCGCTCAGTTTCGCGGCCTTGATGCATTGGGCGAGGGATGGGCGGCGCCCTTCAAAGTTAATTTCATCCATGATCATGCCCCCTTACGTGCTGACACGCGAACCACGGTGTAAGGCGCACCGGTTGACGTATGCGCGGCAACCAATTGGCGCGAGGGGTTGAATTTTGCCGCGATGGTTTCCCAGTCAATCGACACGCGCCCGGCGCAATGGGAAACGGCGGCGCGGTGCGCGGTGCCGTCGATGGCGTCAAGCCCCGAGGCGGTTAACGCTTCCTTGAGTTGCTTTTCCTCGGCGCTCAGTTGCGCCATTTGCGCTTTGATCAGGGCGAGGCGATCCACGGCGGCGGCGAGGATGGCGGGGTTTTCGTTTTTCATGATTGATCCTTTTACGGGTTACGGGTTACAAAACAAAAAGGCAAACGGTGATCACCCAAAGGGCAACCAAAGCAACGGCGGCACCGGCCACGATGGCGAGCGTCGACGGTTCACGCTCGAGGGGTTGCGGGTGTAAGTCGATGTAAGTCAGAGAATGGCGGTTCACGGTGCGATCCTTTCAAGGGGTTACGGTTTACGATGTCACGGGTTAATTCTAACCCACTGGGTCCACATTGTCAACAAGTCAAAGAAAAAAGTTTCTAGGTGCTTTCCCTTACCCAGTGGGTGCCCTTTTTGCCACTGGTGACAAAGTGCCCTTTTATCGCTGGGGGTAGATTCTGGAGATTCTGAAATTCTAGTGCTTTTAAAAAGTACTCTGATTTTCGCCTTGCCTGCGCGAAAGGTGAAACTGTCGCCATCGAACAAAAAAAGGGTTTCCCGGACCCAATGGGTGCCCACTTTCCCCGGTTTCTGGGGAATTTCCCCGGCTTCTCGATTGAACCCCGGACCCACTGGGTGCACTCAATCCGTGCCCACTTTCCCCGCCCAAAGTACCCGGACACATGGACCCATTGGGTGCAAGTGGTGCGCGAATCACCGCACCCACTGGGTGCGCGGGTGCTGGGGTGTCTGTGCTGGGTGCGTGGTTGCAGTGGTGCCCGGGGGTCGCTGGGGCGAGGGGAGGGGGTAGGGCCAGCGGGTTCGATGGTCCGGCTACGTAGGCATCACAGAAACTCTGAAAATTTTTTAGAAAATCAAAAACCCAATGGGTTCCCTAGACACCGTGAACAGACCGTAGTACACTGAGGACACTATGAAACAAGAGAACACCTCGTTCGTAGGCACGGCTGTCGCCAGTGAAAACCAACTGCCAAACTGGCTGACCGTGCCTGACCCAGAACCCCTCAGAACCTCGAAGGCTGCAAGGGCGTTGCTGCATGTCGAATATGAGCAGATATTCGAGCGCATCGTGGAAGACATCTACCGGGGCCGGTCCCTGCAATCGCTGATTGAGGATGACCACCGAGCCATCTCGTATGAGGACTTCCTGCGCTGGGTCAAGCGTGACCCCGTTCGCCATGAACGGTTCAAGGAAGCGCAGGAGATGCGCACTGAGTTCTTGGCCGGTGAGATTCTTGAGATTGCCGATGGGGTCGAGTCCATCGACGCCAACTCGAACGACACGGTGAACCGGGACAAACTGCGCATCGACACGCGCAAGTGGCTCATGGGAGCGCACAACAGGAAACGCTACGGCGAGACGAAACAAATTGAACTGGGTGGCACCATCTCTATCACTGAGGCGCTGGCGCAGGCCCAAGCTCGGGTGATCGAGGGTGAGGTGCTGGATGTCTCAGATGTGACACCAAGACTGGAGAACGATTGATGCAGAAGCCCCGGTACAGCCCAGAAGATGAGCAAACGCTCATGGCCCAGCTTTGGAGTCCTGCCATCAAGGACGACCCCGAGGCGTTTGTGCTTTTTGTGTTCCCTTGGGGGCAGAAGAACACCCCACTCGAGCACTTCAAAGCCCCTCGTGCGTGGCAGCGTAGAGCACTACGCAGGATACGGGACTTCATCAAGGAGAACCGGGGCAAGCTGAGTAACGATCAGTTGATCGACGCGCTGCGCAGGGCCGTGTCCTCTGGCCGGGGGGTGGGTAAGTCAGCCCTCGTGTCGTGGCTGATCCTGTGGATGCTGTCCACTCGCATCGGGTCAAGCGTGATCGTGTCGGCCAACAGCGAGAACCAGTTGCGCAAAGTGACGTGGGGCGAGTTGACCAAGTGGGTCACGATGGCGCTCAACGCCCACTGGTGGGAACCCACGGCCACCTCGCTGAACCCGGCCAATTGGTTGACTGAACTGGTCGAGCGTGACCTGCGCAAAGGCACCCGGTACTGGGGTGCCGAGGGTAAGCTGTGGAGCGAGGAGAACCCAGACGCCTATGCCGGTGTGCACAACATGGACGGCATGATGGTGATCTTCGACGAGGCCAGCGGTATTCCGGACAGCATCTGGTCCGTGGCTGCGGGCTTCTTTACCGAGAACATCTTGGATCGGTACTGGTTCGCGTTCAGCAACGGTCGGCGCAACACAGGGTACTTCTACGAGGCCGTGGACGGCAGCAAACGGGAATTTTGGGAGAGCGAGAAGATCGACGCCCGCACAGTCGAGGGCACCGACAAGACCATCTACCAGCAAATCATCAACGAGTACGGTGAGGACTCAGACGAGGCCCGGGTCGAGGTCTACGGCGACTTCCCCAAGTCCGGCCAAGACCAGTTCATCGCACCGCACCTTGTCGATGACGCCATGAAGCGGCAACTGCACAAGGACATGACTGCACCCATCATCGTGGGTGTGGACCCGGCCCGGGGCGGCATGGACAGCACCGTGATTGCCGTGCGCCAAGGGCGGGACATCGTGGCGATCAAGCGGTTCCGTGGTGACGACACCATGACCACCGTGGGCCACGTCATCGACGCCATCGAGGAGTACCGGCCAGCACTGACCGTGATCGACGAGGGTGGTCTGGGCTACGGCATCCTTGACAGATTGACCGAGCAGAAGTACAAAGTGCGCGGGGTCAACTTCGGCTGGAAAGCCAAGAACCCGACCATGTGGGGCAACAAGCGGGCTGAGATTTGGGGTGCGATGCGCGACTGGCTCAAGACCGCCAGCATCCCACAAGACAGGCTGCTCAAGTCCGACCTGATCGGCCCGATGAAGAAGCCCAACTCGGCTGGCACCATCTTTTTGGAAGGCAAGAAGGAAATGAAAGCCCGTGGACAAGCGTCCCCCGATGCGGCTGACGCCATCGCCGTGACCTTCGCGTACCCTGTGGCACATCGGGAGTACAATGACCGCACAATCACCCGGCGCAACGCTCAAAACGGCGCTGCCCTTACTTCTTGGATGGGGTCATGATGGCTACAAAACCCGGACTGTATGCGAACATCAATGCCAAACGCGCCCGCATCGCGGCTGGCTCTGGCGAGAAGATGCGCAAACCCGGCGCTGCTGGTGCGCCCACGGCCAAGGACTTCAAAGAGTCGGCCAAGACTGCCAAACCTGTCAAAAAGGCCAAGTAATGCCACTCGTCAAGTCACCCTCAAAAGAGGCATTTCGCAAGAATGTCAAGGCCGAAGTGTCTGCGGGTAAACCCGTAAAGCAGGCCGTTGCGATTGCCTATTCCGTCAAGCGTGAAGCTGCCAAAAAACCAACAATGAAGACCAAAAAATGAGCCTCCAAGCCCTGCAAGACTGCCTGATCGTCCGTCCCGACATGGAAAAACATGAGCTTTTCATCATGTTGCGTGAGAAACAAACTGGCACAGGTGTGGTAATCTCCGCTGGACCTGACGCCAAGGACGTGAAAGTCGGCGACAAGGTGCTATTTGGTGATTCCATCGGTCAAGACCTAAAATACGAGGGTGACAACCTTCTGGTCATGAGGGAATCACACACCCTCGGAGTATTTGACGCATGAAAGACACCACCGGAATCGTAGCCGCAGCAAATGTGGCAAAAAACGGACCGTACCCGTCAAAAGGCGGTTCCGAGGAAATTCTGACCGTTGCCCGTTCACGCATGAAGATGGCAATGGCGGCGTTTTCCCAGACTCGGGAAGACGAACTTGACGATTTGCGGTTCTACGCAGGCTCCCCAGACAACCAGTGGCAGTGGCCTGCTGACGTGCTCCAGACTCGTGGCGCGGTGCAGGGTCAAACGATCAACGCCCGCCCCTGCCTGACCATCAACAAGCTGCCGCAGCACGTTCACCAAGTGACGAACGAGCAGCGTATGAACCGTCCCGGCATCAAGGTGATCCCGGCTGACGACAAGGCCGATGTGGACATGGCAGATGTGTTCAATGGTGTCATACGCCATATCGAATACATCTCCGATGCTGATGTGGCCTACGACACCGCCTGCGAGAACCAAGTGTCCTACGGCGAAGGCTACATCCGTCTGCTGACCGAGTACTGCGA